GACCAAGACTCTAAGCGCGACAATCAGTTACGCATGACATGGGTAGTATTGTTAATCATGTGCATCACTACCATTGCAGTTATCGTACAGCCAGAGCGCATGGCATCTGCTGATGCTGTACTAATGATGATGTACGGATCTTTGTCAGCGGTTGTGGGTGCGTTCTTTGGGTTTAATGCATTGGGGGGTAAGAAGTGAGTTTAGTAAATACACTGGTAGGCCCAGTATCAAACATACTTGATAAGTTTGTTGAAGACAAAGATCAGAAAGCAAAGCTTGCACACGAAATCGCAACGATGTCAGACAAGCATGCACAAGAAATTGCGTTGGCGCAAATCAGCGTTAATGCGGCAGAAGCGGCTTCTGGAAGCCTTTTTAAAGGTGGGTGGCGTCCTTTCTGTGGTTGGTGTTGTAGCCTTGCATTTGGCTATCATTTTCTTGGTTTGCCTATTACCCTTTTTGTAATGGGTGCGATGGGTGCAGAAATACCTGATTTGCCAGAGTTCGATATGGGAACGCTTTTAACTGTTCTTGGCGGTATGCTCGGTATAGGATCACTTAGGACATACGAAAAACAGAAAGGGATAACTAAGTAATGGGAAATTTTAAGTTAAGTAAAACTAGCCTGGAAAGGTTAGAGGGTGTAGATGAAGAACTTGTTGCGATTGTTAAACGTGCAATTACGATAACACCTATTGATTTTGGTATTCCTTGGATGGGTGGATTACGCACTATAGAAGATCAAAGAAAACTCTTTGAGAAAAAAGTTTCTTTTACAATGAAGTCTAAACACATTGAAGGGCAAGCCTTTGATGTTGTAGCTTACGTGGGCCCACGCCCAAGCTGGGAGCTAGAACTGTATGATGATATTGCCGATACCATTATACAATCTGCTAAAGAGATTGGTGTAAAGCAACTGAAATGGGGTGGAGCTTGGCACGTTGATAACATCTTAGATTGGGATGGCACTGCGTTAGAGGCTTATGATGATATGGTCAAAGTACGTACTGAACAGGGGCGGCGAGTTTTCACAGATATGCCTCACTTCCAGAAAGGTTAAATCTTAGAAAGGAGATAGTTATGCCACATGGTAAAAAGCACGGCCTCTATGAGAATATCAGGTTAAAGAAAGCCAGAATTGCTAGGGGATCTAATGAAAAGATGAGAAGCCCAGGTGAAGCTGGTGCGCCTACTGCACAAAATTTTAAAGACGCTGCAAAGACTGCAAAGAAAAAACCTAAGTCTATGATGAACAGGTAAGGTATGTCTAAAGGTCCAGACGTAAAATCTATGCTTAATCGTTACGGTTTAAGAGCCGTTAACAAACCGCAAAGATTAAACGATAGCACAAATAAAAGTCATCATGTGCTTGCACGTTATAAAGAAGGTGGTGCAACTAAATACAAGCATATTAAGTTTGGACAAGAAGGTGTTAAAACAAATCAAACACCAGAGCAGCGTGAAGCGTTTAAATCTAGACAGGGAAAAAATATAGCTCGTGGCCCTAAGTCTGGAGCTTACTGGGCAAATCGTACAAAATGGTCACCATCAAAAACAAAAAGGACGTAGCGTATGAAATCAGAAAAACTAGAGCGCAGCCTGATGAACCAGGCAAAGAAGAAAGGTCTTACAGGTAAACAAAAAGACAACTATGTATATGGCACACTAACAAAAGTTGCTGGGCCAACTGGAAGTAAACAAGCAGCAAGGACAGGAAATGTACGGAAAAAAACCTAAAAAGAAAAAATCTATGATGAATGGTGGGTACGGTAAGTAATGCCTGAGCAAATGAGCCTGTTGATGAAACGGTTTGATAAAGCTAACGATCAGTTTGACGAAAAGTTTCCTAGGTTTGGGGAGCGCGTTACAGACGGACAAATGCAAGACCAGTATGGTTTGTCTAAGACAGCAGCCAAGTTAGTTAGAACCGCTATCAACACACGCAATGAGATACGTGACGAGCGCTCAAAAAAAGATCCGGAATATAAAAGACTAAACTCTTTGATAAACCGGTACTCTGATATTCTTGGTAAGATACAAAATCCCTAGTTACCAAGGTCTAGGTTTTGGTTTTACAATTTTAGATGGTATGTGTGACACTTCACAGTAACCAGCTTCTCCATTTATCCGGTCATAGATTGTGTCAGTGTCTAGCAATACGCTCCAGCAATCATCCTCACTAGCAAACAATATCTTTGCTTCTAACGGCTGACCGCCTATGACGTACACGATAGTAAGCATGGTAAAGAACTCCATGCCACCACCTATATGAATGGCATTGCAACCCAGTACAGGATTACAATAGTCCAGATAACAAACACAAACATATCGAAAAGATCTCTAGCTGTAATGTGTTTCAGTGCCTCAATTATTTCTTTCATTTCTTAGTTCTCCATTTGTTGTTCTTGAGCCCTAAGTTTATTAGCTTCGTTTAAAGCGCATACCCTAAGATAAGTTGCTAATGGCATTCCTAAATTGCTAGCCGCTTTTGTCAGGATTGCGTGTTGCGACTCCGACATAACTACTCTACTTTCTTTTTTCATTTTCTATCCTTTGTAAAATGAGGGGGTTGCCCCCCCCCTAAATTTATTTTTTTAAAGCATTTAAAGTTGCTTTTGCACTCATGCAAATACCAAAAAGCCAGTTATCAAAAGCGCCCATATTCCACATAGTATAATAATAATCTGCATCAGACTTTAACTCTGCTATGTCAGGATCATCTGCTTTTATCCAATAATGGGTTTTAGTTTCTTTAACGATCTCTGGACTTTCAAGATCTCTTTCCTTGTGATCGTCATAAAACCTTTGTGGTATTTTTATTAATTTTTGCATAGTTCTTATCCTTTCGCTTGTAAACTATAATACATATATAATCCTATATTAGTACTATTCAAGAGCAAAGGTAAAATAATTTTAAAATAATGTTGATATACTTTTTATTTTATTATTAGTTGTCGTGGGGCAGGGCGGCATTCTATCCCAGTCTAGCCGATCTATACCTGTAGACCCTGCCTCACCAATTAGTTACTGCACGTATTGTACGTGCGCTCCCAGGGTGCAGTAGATAACGAAACATCTGTCTTGTAGTTTTTATACTTAACAGGTTTTTTGTTTACTCTTGTTAATCCCTCGCTTTTTGTTCTCTGAAAACCAACACCGAAGTCATACGCCATTTTGCGTAAGCTACTTTTTTCTATGCCAAGCACGTTGCTAGCTTCTGGTATTGTCATATGAGAATGAACCAATAGCAACTGCTTTAGTTCGTTGTTATGCCTACGCCGCATTTCTGCGTAGGCTTTAAGTTTAGGCCGGTTATACTTTCTACTGTTTGTATTATCGTTTGTCATAGCCAGGTGGAACCGGTGGAAAAGGTGGAGTTGATTGCGGCGCATAAGACTGTTGCGTCATAGGCGGTGGAGCATACTGCTGCTGCGGTGCAGCTGCGTACTGCTGCGTTTCCTGTTTAGGTTTGTTAGGAAACAGCGGAGCCCTACCTATCTTAGGGAAGTTCTTGTAGTCATCGCCTACCTTAACTTCGTAAATACAATAGATAGATATATCATTATCTAATATTAATTGTTTTATCTGCTCTATAACCGCAAGCTTTTGAGGGTTATCATTGTCCTCTTTGCGTGTGCTTAACCAGCCAGTAATTCTCATGTTGACCGGTCTACCCTGATCCATAAATCCATCTAGAGTAAAATTGTTGTTACCAAATGTGGGTGAATTGCTCATTGTACTTGCTTCTCCTTGTTTTCATAGTACTCGGTTAATTCTTTAAATAAGTCAGGAAACTGATGCTTCAGTGTATCCATCGCTTCGTCAGGTAAGTTATCATTAACCTTATATAACTCACGCATACTTGTGGCTGTGTCGATCATTGCTTTACAGCCATTAACATACTTTCGCCATTGCTTGTGTATATCAACTACGTTTTGTTGTTGTACTGGCTGCTGTTGTTCTCGTTGGGTTATTACCTGGTCATTGTGCTGCGCTACATCTATTTCAAAGCTTGATGCGTAGCTGCCACCATGTAAACCAAGACTTGCCAATGCTCTTCCGATAGCAGAAGTTTCTCCATTTTCTAATGCAGACGTTCTATTAACATGTGATGAGCCTCTAATCTCTTCAGCTAATCCAGAACCTATGACGGCGCCGGTCTTATCTATTACTTTTGCTTGGACAACCACACGCTGCCCATCATCTACAATTATATTTGTATCTATGCCTAGTTCAGTGCCAAATGCTTTACGAAAAGCCTCAACACGTACAAATACTTCTGTGTATTTTCTGCCGCCTTGTTGTTTTACACCGTGCGATCTATTGAGGTCATTGACCTCAGACATTGCATTAATTAATTCTTTCATTTCTTACTCCCAAATAGTTGTTTAGCTTTTATCAATATATCTGGGTTGAGATCTCGCCATACAAAACTCTCGGCAAACTGTGGGTCTGTTAACGATAGTAGCTCTGGCAAATCATCTGCAACCTGCATTAGTTTTTCTCTACGTTTACAGGCTTGCACAATGTTATCTAAAGCAAACTGAAGCTCATCAATCGTAGGCTCCAGTATTACATAGCCAAGTCGATTTGCATACACAATTTTAGGAACAATCTTTGACAAGTGCCAGTAGCCGGCAAGCTGCATAAGATGCGGTGCTTTTATTTTCTTTGGCAAAGAGTTTGCTCTAGGACTATCTGTATCAGCAGCCTGATCCCATTGTGTCTTTAGTTCTACACGGCCCTCACCATAATCCGGTTTACCAAAGTAAGGTAACTGACAGTGCGGTATGTGACCAAATAGATCTATCTCACCTATTATCCTGTTAGCGCCCTGCATGGCTTCTCTCACGCCTTGTGCTGCGTTGTCACACACTAAAGAGAACTCTGACTGCACAAGGTCACCCTTCTTGCTACGCTTACCCTCAGCGTCATAATATATGCGCTCGCGGTGTGCGATGATAAGATCATCTTTATCAGCATCACGCCAGTGACCGCCCTGAAACCCTTGCAGTAAGTTTATTGCATCACCCATAGCTTCATTAGGTGAAGCATCATCTACTAGTAACCGGTCAGCATACACTTGTGCAGCGCGTCCTGATACCATGTTTGGATTATCTTTATATTGCGACAATCCCAGGCAATCTTTGTAATGCCCAGAATCACGCAGTATTTTTCTAGCTTCTTGTTCATCACCCTGGATCTTACCAGTAAGTATCTGCCATGCTTTATTGTGTTGCACACGCAGGTAAGCCTTATCAAAAAACGTCCATGCATCTGGCGTTGATGGATTACTGTGATGCTTATAATTGAACCTGTCGGCCCATCCTGTTTTCTTCAATCCCATATCTATACCCTTGACATATTGTGTCACGAACATATGCTAACGATAATTTTTTGCAAGGAGAAATTTTATGAAACTTGAACAATGGCGCAAAGAAAAGGGTTATAGTTACCCTCAGTTGGCGCAGAGATTAGATGCTAAACATGGCACTGTCGTGCGGCGTTGGTGTTTAGATAAAGATCATAAAGATTACAAGATACCATCAACTAAGTATATGTTAATTATACAAGAAACTACGATGGGCGCCGTAACACCTAACGATTTCTATAGGTGATCTATGGGCGGCAAGGCGAGTAGAGATAAGGGTGCAGCGTTTGAGCGCGAGATCGTAAACTGGCATCGAGAAAAAAATGTAGAGGCTGAACGCATACCTTTGTCAGGAAGTGTCAAGGGTTCGTTTGCAGGTGACTTAATAATAGGACCAGAGAAAGCGTTGCTTGCAGAATGTAAGAGAAGGGCTAGGGCGTGGCAAGATTTGTATGATGCCCTAGACCAAGATGGCAGCGATATGCTGTTTATCAGAAAAGACAGGGAGCGCACGTTGGTTGTGCTACCGTTAGAAACTTATGAAGCATTCTTAGAATGGATAGGCTGGAAGGAGAACTAATATGCCATATACACAAGAAGGTGTTGGATACCAGAAAACAGATACTAGTCGTGCAGCAGCACGTAGCAATTACCCAGGCAAGCTTAGTGCGCGTGACCGTGTGTTGCAGTTGTTGCAGAAAATGCAGTTGTCTTTAACGTCACATGAGATTGCTGACGTACTGCAAATACCAGAGGTTACAGTGCGTCCAAGGTTGTCAGAGTTGCGTAATGAAGACAAGATCGTTGACAGTGGTGAGCGTGGACAAACGCCCTGGGGCAAGAAGTGTATCAAGTGGAGATCAGCATGAGTAGAATAAGTTTTAATCGTGAGCAAGCGCGTGATCTTTATTACGCATTACAATGGGGTATGTCTGAAGTTGGCAATAGAATAGCACAAGAAGATTTTTATGAATTTGAATACCCAGATCAGCCAACAGAAGATAAAAAAGAAATGGAACGTCTTAAAAAAATAAACAAAAGATTAAAGTCGTTTTTGGAAAAACCAGATTCGCAATTCAAAACAAAATCTAATATATTCTTGGAGTGGGATTAATGAGATACGGTGGTTTAGAAGTCAAAGGCAATGAAGCAAACTTTGTGTTTTACAGTGCTGACGGACAAAGGTTTTATGAACCTGCAAAGAAATGCCCTGACTGCGATGCAAGCGGTCAGGTGCTAGGCGAGAAAGCTACCGTAGACTTTGTAAGCGGTGGCTCACTTGTTGAAGTTGTAGCAACATGCCTGGAGTGTGAAGGGCTCGGTTTTGTTGTTGATGACAGTGATGAGTAAGCATAGCCTAAAGTCAAAGCGTAGGCATCCAGCTGCGCCGCGAGAACGCATAGAAGTCGGGCATATTACTTTTGAGTTGTGCCCGACAAATGCTACGTTTGCATTAATAGCCGGCAACGCAGTGCAGTCAAAAGATAGGCGCCCATTGTTCTCTGGTATGATAGAGCCCGAAATGGAAAAGGAACTACGCAAAGTAGCGTTTAGAATGAAGCATATTCTAAGCAATAAAATAAGGGATTGACAAATGCCACTGAAGAAGTACGCTAACGCGAGCCCACCAGGGCGAGATAATAACTTACAAGTTACTACTACCAGTAACTACAGTAGTTACTGTAAAGAAACTAACAATAACTATTTAACTAACAATAACTACAAGATCTTACAGGAGACACTGAGTCGGATGTCNCCGGCTTACAAGATGGGTAAGAAACGTAGACAAGAAGATCCTTTGTCTTGGAGAATACAGAAAGTCAGTAGCAAGATAAGACCTATGATGTCTGTAGATAAATTTTTAGAAGTTTCTAAAAGTATCGCAGTGGCAAGCCCAATGGAGCAAGTAGAGATTATACACAAGCTAGAGATCTGGCTAGACAAGGTGCATGGTATCAAGTTATAACAAACTAGAAGTATGAGTTTCATCGCTTGTAAACTGCTCGCATACTTCTCCTGATGGGCCTTAGTTCTCAGTCTGTCCGGTTAACTGGCCCTTGCCTGGTCAGGCTGGCATAGAAGTCGTCTGCACGGCGAGGGCGTTTTTTTAAAGGAAGACACATGGGCAAAAGCAGAACAGTTAATTTACAAATAATGGAAAAGATTGTTGATCGATTAGCTCAAGGCGAAACACTTGTAGATATTACAAGCGATAACAACATGCCTACTTACAGAGCAGTTACAAGAGCAGTCGCAGGTGATGACAACATATTCGAGTTGTACAGGCGTGGACGCATACTACAGGCAGAGTTCTACAGCGATAGAATAAACAAGCTAGCAATGGAGCCACTACCAGTAGATGGTGATGTCAGGCATCTCAATGCAGAGGTCAATAGACGTAGACTAGAGATAGATACGCTGAAGTGGACTACAGCTAGGAACCAGCCGTTTGGCATACGTGACAAGAAAGAAGACCAGCCACAAGCGCAGCAGTTTACCATTAGCTGGCAAGGTGGAGATGTGGCAGTCAACGCGCTGGAAGATGATGAACAAGATACAATGGTAAAACACTGATGCATAACAATACCTGGCATGGACCTGTACCGTTCAATCCTTTTAAGCATAAACCTGTCAAGCTTAAAGACGGTAAGTTTATGACAGAGCGATTGATAAGCATAGACGCACCAGACGGTAAAACATGGGCAATACCTACAGTGTGGTTTGACCAAGAAGGTAAGCACTCCCAAGTAGACAACGCAACAGCTTCAATGGTTGCTGAAATGTACGAAGAAGCAACAGGTGTTATCTTTCCACGTTTTGATACTGTAGCAGACGCTGAGGCGTTTATACGTAAACGTTCTGCAATGGGTGGAGCAAGTAGGTCAATGCTAACAAGAGGTGGTAAGTGAGGCGTGTATGTGTGTATACTACACATCCTGAGTGTCCGATCTACGCGCGTGAAACAGGCATATGCAGATACCTAAATGCAAGCAGCCAAACAGCACGGCAACCACTACATCTTGTGGTTTGCAAAAACTGCATAGCTCCTACAAATGCTAAGTCGTTGTAATGATTAAACAATATTTAAGACTTAACATAATATATATTACGCGAAATAGGATTTGCTATGCGTTTTGTGCATACCATACCCCCACCCCCCGACATTTTTGGGGCGCTCTGTATACACGTATAATACATGCAAGACAGGTAGTATGATACACTCTGACTTAACCCCTGACCAGCATGCGATGCTTGGACACCTTACAGAACTACGTAGGGGCGTTGTAAGTAGCGACAGTGCATCTGAGCAGTTAGAGTGTGCGGTATTGCTTTTGGATTTATACGAAGCTATCCTTGAGTTACATGGCATATTGATTTACGAGGATCAAAAAGAGGTTACGAAGCAGTGACGCATATTGAGATACCGTATGAGCCTAGGCCGTTACAGATGTCTTTGCATAATGAGATGCAGGTAAAGCGGTGGGGTGTTGTTGTATGTCATCGTAGGTTTGGCAAGACTGTATGGGCTATTAATCATTTATTAAGGGATGCATTAGTTTCTGGTAAGACTAACCCCCGATATGCTTATATGGCGCCCACCTATCGCCAGGCAAAGAATGTAGCCTGGGATTATATAAAACATTTTGCTGGTGGTATACCTAATGTGAAGTTTCACGAGACAGAGCTTAGGTGTGATTTACCTACTGGTGGTAGGATCTCTTTGCTGGGTGCAGAAAACCCTGATAGTTTACGTGGTATATATTTAGATGGTTGTGTTATGGACGAGGTTGCTGACATGCCTGAGAATGTATTTCCGGAAGTGTTGAGGCCGGCGTTATCTGATCGTAAGGGTTTTTGTATATTTGTGGGTACGCCAAAAGGTCATAATGCTTTCTATGATTATTATGAACAGGCGTCCTCTGATGAAGATTGGTTGAGTGCGGTGTATAAGGCTTCTGAGACAGGCTTGTTGGATAGCGAAGAGTTGGAAGCTGCCAGGGGTATGATGACCCACGATCAGTATCAACAGGAGTTTGAGTGTAGCTGGAATGCGAATGTGCCAGGTGCTATTTATGGTAAAGAGTTAGAAGAGGCCACGACTGAGGGCAGGGTATCTAATGTACCTTATGATCCAGCGCACAAGGTAGACACCTGGTGGGATCTTGGGATTGGTGACTCGACATCGATTTGGTATACGCAGACGGTTGGTAGGGCTGTACATGTTATAGATTATTATGAAAATAGAAATCAGGGGTTGCCGCATTACTGTCAAATTTTAAATCAAAAGAATTATTTATATGGTACGCATAACGCGCCGCACGATATAGAGGTGCGTGAATTGGGTAGTGGTAAGAGCCGAAGGGAAGTTGCCTGGGATCTAGGATTAAATTTTAGAGTGGTTCCCAAGCTTCCTATAGAGGATGGTATACATGCGGCGCAGATGTTGATACCTAGGTTGTGGTTTGATCGTGAGAAGTGCAAGCAGGGTTTAGAGTGTTTGCGCCAGTATCATAGATCTTATAATGATAGGACAAGATCTTTTAGAGCTAATCCGGTGCATGATTGGTCTTCACATGCGGCTGATGCATTTAGGTATTTTGCTGTAGGGCTTAGGGAAAGTGGGCCCATGATGAAAGCGCCGCAAATGCAAGCGATGTCAGATTATGACCCCTTTGCAGCTTAGGTATAAGGTAGCTAGGTATATTGATGCTGCTGAAGTAACAGAAGTTTGTGCAATGTTTCATGCAGAAAGTTGGCAGCGATTTGCAAAATTTGATTTTGACAAAATGCAACAATGGATAGAAGAACGTATTGATATGGATGACAGTGATATATTCACTGCTTGGGATAATGATTTATTAGTTGGATGTCTTGTTGGCATGGCCTATTACTACCCATATTCAAAAACACTAGTCGCCGGTGATTATATCTGGTATGTTATACCTGAGTATAGAGGCGGCATGATAGGGGTGCGGCTGATGAAGATGTTTGAGGAATGGGCGCGAGGTGTTGGTGCAGCAAACATTTGCACTGGTGCAACATCTGGCATAAATAGTGAAAGGGGCGCGTTACTATTGCAGCGCCTAGGTTATAGTCCGGTAGGGCTTTCTATGCAGAAGGATTTAATATAATGGGTGGTTTTTGTAGTGGGCCAACGCCAAGTCAAAAGCAAGATATAGACACTGGAAAATTTTCTAGTTCGCAAGCGCCAAAAAATTCAGCGTTAGATGATTTGCAAATGGATTTAGGTATGAAACCTAAAAACCAAGTATATTTTCGTGATTTAGAAGATCGGCAAAAAAGATCTCAAGAAGCTATGAATAATCTTGGAAAAGATATTTTTGGTAGACCTGCTTCTGAAGATAGGCCGGCTGCTACACTTGAGCCAGTTGTAGAAACAACAACAACGCCTGTAGATACAACAGCAGAAGAAATTATTGAAACTATTCCTGACCCAACACAAATAACAAATATGGAACCGTTAGCTGATTTAGAAAAGCTTGATGAAGACATTAAAGCAGATCCTGATAAAGCTGGTAAAGGTGAAGGTTTAGATGCTCCTACTGAACCTGACGTTGGAGCAGGTACGACAACTGCGCTTGGCGGTGAAGAAGAAGCTGCCAAACTAGAAGAAGTAGCAGAGGGCGATGCTGAACTCGCTGTTGCTGATACTGTAACCAAAGGGCGTAGATCTACAGTTCAAACAACGCCTCAAGGTTTATTATCATCTGCACCCACACGCACACGTAGATCACTAATGGGTAAAATGATTGCATGATGTACGGCAGAAAAAATATTGCCGGTGAAATGGGGGCTCGGTCATCACAACCAGCCAAGCGCCGCGCAGAAATGACTGTAGATCCTTTAGAAAGATTAAATCAAAAAATGGCTGGGCGCACACATGGCGGTTTGGCTATGGGTAAAGATAAAAAAAAGAAAAAGCCTTCTTTAATGAATAGTATTGGAATGATGTAATGGTACAAGTAAATCCGCTTATTGCACAGTTAGACCGTAGGTTTAAGACGTTACAGACGCAAAGATCTAATTGGGAAAAGCATTGGCAAGAGCTTGCGGATTTTATGTTACCGCGAAAAGCTGACATCACAAAGAAGAGAACCCAAGGGGATAAAAGAACTGAGCTAATTTTTGACGGTACAGCAGTACACGCTGTAGAATTACTTTCGTCCTCTTTGCATGGTATGCTTACTTCTCCTAGTTCCCCTTGGTTCTCGATGCGATACCGCGATCCAGCATTACAAAATAATGATATGGCTAATGAGTGGTTAGAGCTTTGCATGGATCAAATGTATAAAGCTTTTAACCGGTCAAATTTTCAACAAGAGATCCATGAGTTGTATTATGACCTTGTTGTGTTCGGTACGGCTGCTTTGATGGTAGAAGGTGACAAAGATGGCATTAGGTTTTCTGCGCGTCACATTGCAGAAATAACTGTAGCTGAAGACGCAAACGGTCTGGTTGATACTGTATACAGAAAATTTAAAATGACTGTTCGCGCTGCTGCTCAAAGATTTGGTGAAGATAAATTACCTCAGCAAATGTCGAAAGATCTAAAAAATGATCCGCACAAAGAACATGAAATAGTACACGTTGTATATCCCAGAGGGGAAACAAAAACAAAATTATCTAGGGGTAAACCAATAGCGTCTGTTTACTATCATGGTGACTCAAAGCATATGTTATCAGAAAGTGGTTTTGACGATTTTCCATTTATGGTTCCACGTTTTGTAAAAGACAGTGTAAGTACTTATGGACGTTCACCGGCTATGAACGCGCTACCAGATGTTAAGATGCTTAACAAAATGTCTGAAACAACAATACGTGCAGCGCAAAAACAAATTGATCCACCGCTTATGGTTCCTGATGACGGTTTTGTATTACCGGTAAGAACAACGCCAGGCGCACTAAACTTTTTTCGTACAGGTACAAGAGACAGACTAGAGCCGTTGCAGATCGGCGCTAACAATCCGCTAGGTTTAAACATGGAAGAGCAAAGGCGTAATGCAATACGCCAGGCATTTTATGTTGATCAGTTGCTTATGTCACAAGGCCCAGCCATGACCGCAACTGAGGTGTTGCAGCGCAATGAAGAAAAAATGAGGCTTCTCGGACCTGTCTTAGGCAGGTTGCAATCGGAACTGTTGCAGCCTTTGATTTCGCGGTCTTTTGCGTTGCTGCTCCGGAACGGTCTCCTCCCTGTCGCTCCGGAGCAACTACAAGGCCAAGACATTGATATTGAGTATGTATCGCCATTGGCAAAAGCGCAAAAACTAACTGACTTGCAGTCTGTACTTAGAGGTTTTGAAATAATGATGCAGGTAGCAGAAATAGCGCCTGTTATGGATTATCTTGATAGTGACAAGCTGGTGCAATATTTAGTCGATGTAACAGGTTTACCTGCGCGTGTTATAAGAAGTGATGAGGAAGTAGCGCAGATACGAAGAGAGCAAGCTAGAGCCGCTGAAGAGCAAGCTGCAATGCAGCAACAAATGATGCAAGCAGAACAGGCCAATCAAGTTGCTCCATTAGTTAAGGCAGTAGGTGGTCTAGAGCAGTGAAGCAATTAGAAGAATTAAAACTATCTTATCGCCGCACGTTTAATACAGATGACGGTCAAAAAGTATTACAAGATCTCAAATCAAGGTTTGGTTATGAGACAACAACATTTTCGGACAACCCACACGTAACATCATTTAATGAAGGTCAGCGAGCAGCAGTGTTGCTAATTGTCCGAATGCTGACCGAAGGGAAGGAACCGCAATGAGCGAAGAGGCAATCCAAGATACAGGATCTCAAGAAGGTGCAGTAGCAGATGCAGCACCGGTTAGTTTTTTAGAAAGTCTACCAGAAGAAATTCGCAACGAGCCAAGCCTAAGAACTTTTACAGATCCAGGCACATTAGCTAAAAGTTATGTTAGCGCTCAACGTATGATAGGCGCAGACAAAGTTGCTATACCTGGGAGTTCGGCAACTGCTGATGATTGGCGAGAAGTATATACAAGACTTGGGGCTCCAACAGAAGCTAGCCAGTATGAGCTTGGCAAAGATATACCTTTAGATGATTCATACGTAAATTCTTTTAGAGAACACGCATTGAATGCTGGTCTTAACGGGCAACAAGCAACCACAATGATGGAGTTTGTAAAGTCTGCTGTAACGAGTATGAATGATAATTTTACTCAAGGCACAGAGGAAGCGCAGTATGCTGCTGAACAAGAATTAAGACAAGAATACGGTCAAGCTTTTGAGCAAAGATTACAGGTTGCACAATTAGCTGCAAATCAGTTATTAGGCGGCACAGAAATTTTTGATGAAATAAAACTTGCAGATGGGCGCATGTTAGGCGATCATCCAGATATAATAAGGATGTTTTCTAATTTAGCTACGCAAATTGGAGAGGATAATATTGAGGGTACACCTACAGAAATGATTATGACACCAGAGGAAGCAAACAGACAACTTGCTGACATCACTAGACTTGATGGCCCATATGGTGATAGGATGCACCCACAACACGATGAGTACGTGCAAACAGCGTTACGACTTCGTGAGTTCTTATAGTGGATAACCGTAAGGCCCACTAGCAAGCTTGTAATCAAGCGGAGTAGCTACCCTAAGTAGCAGCACGGCCTCGCAAGAGACAACCAAGCGCATAAATCTTTAACTGAAACAAAAGTAGGAGAGACAACATGTCTACCCAAATTACTACAGCTTTTGTCAACCAGTTTAGCGCTAATGTCCAAATGCTATCGCAGCAGATGGGTTCTTTGCTGCGTAATGCAGTAGATACAGAAAGCGTTAA